ATATTTACAATCTCAACACTCATATCGATTGGGTCATGGTCTAACTCCTCACCCCTAACGACTTGTTTTTCCATTTCGAATAGATGGTCAAGTTGTTTTGCTGAGCTCACGATTAAGTCTTGTGCATCGGTGTTATCAACATCCTTTACTAATCTTTGATATAGTATTACCGCTGAACGACAGATATCAAAGTGTTCTGTCTGATAATCTAAAATCTTAATGTTCTCACCACCACCGAAATGTTCTGGTTCATCTTGTTCTAATCTAAGGGTTGGTAAAGGTTCACCAAACTTACGACCAGTCCAATAGTTTTCATTCATGATATTTTTTAACTTTATCATTTTAGTTTCTTTCTTAGTTTAATCATCTCTCTCATAAACTTTGTAACCGTATCTTTATAAAGTTTTTTCAAGTCTTTTGCTAACTTTACATTTTCAGGTCTAGCATCTCTTAAAAATATTTGGTCTAACTTTAACATTCTCTCACGAAGTTTTGCTTCAGCTTTTACTAAACGTTGAACTTCTTTATCAGCAGGTCTTTGTTCGTCTGGCCCCTCTTGAACTTTTTCCATTACATCTTTTAGTGTTGGTAATGGTTCTCCAAACTTTCTATCCCAAACATAGGCTTCTGACATTAATTTTTTTAGTTTAATCATTTTAATGCCCTTAATACATCATTTGGTTTTACATTCTCATCACCCATATAAGCTATATCTTCTGGGTTTTTAATAATTTTTTTGATTATATTTTTTTCTCTTGATGTTAATGTTATTGGTTTTTCATCTAGCGACATTCCAGTTGCAAATCCAACTCCACTAACATATTCTCTTCTCATATTAAAATAAACGACTTTCCACCTACCTCCTGAAGCTCTATCCACAACTAACTCAACTTCTTTACCTCTACCACCCAAACCAACACGGGCTGAACCTACTTTAACTTCACTTATTAATTCTTTTAATTTAATCATTTTATTTTTAAAGAGGCTAATACTACTTTACCTTTTTTCTTTTTACCCTCAACAATATCTTTTAAATCATTACCACTAAATACAAGTTTTGCTGATAGTTTTCTACCATTTACCATTATAGAATTTTTACCGACGACCTCAAATGGGACACTTGTTTCGTTTTCTATTTCCTCAGATAAAGACTCTTCTGATTCTTCATTTAAACGCCAATCTCTCCACTTTCTCCACATTTTTACAGAGTTTTTCATTTAACCTCTCATTATATCGTTGATGATTGACTCGACTTTACAATACTTATCACAACTTCTGTCTTGTGTTTTATCGACAGATTCATTTACAGGATACATAAATGCTCCATGAGTTGATGGATTGGAGACAAAATCAAAAGCTATAAGTTCAAAATCAGGTTGTACCTCTTGTGCTTCTGCACCATTCTCATTTACAGTTTCTACTGAACCCATACCACGTGAAGATATACCAAGTTTGATACCTGCTTTAAATAACTCTTTTAAAATATTACCACTTGGTGTTGGTAAAACCTCTACCTCACCCATTAAGTTATCACCCTCAAAGTGCATTTTTTTAACATTGTGAGAGACGTTTTGTAGATTTACTACAGAAGACTCAGGATGGTCTAACTCACCCATTGCTCTACTCTGATTGATAAACTCTTCAGTGTATTTATTTGCTTCTCTCATTAATATGTCTTTTGGATATACTCTACCATTTTGGTTCTTTGATTCAGCTCGTTGTAGAACACCACGAACAACAAGTTTACCGTTGTTCTCTTTCATCGATTCGTTAATCTGGTCTGGCTCTACTTCAAATGGTAAGTAATCTACTAATAGTTTTTTCACGATTGACTCCGTTAATATAGTTGGCCAACTTTGTTGGCTAGTTTTACTAATCTTTCACTAATCTTTTTCATTGCCGCGTGGGTTCTCTTCCAATAGGTTTTGGAATCCACATTGAGTTCATTTTTAAGTCTTACATTTATCTTAACAAGTTTATCAAGTTCATTTAACTTATCACGAACTTCTCTCATGGACAAACCTATTTTTTGTCTTGGTGTCATCGAATCATCATTACGATAGTTGTGATATTGTCCCTCGTTGACACTTTCTAATCTTTTATCAATCTGTTTAGCAGCACTTGACTGAACTCTTCTAACATCAACTATACCTTTTTGTCCAGCCTTCAATGATTTTGCAACTCTCATTTTTGCTTCACCTTTTGAAGTTGCATCAATAATAGCGGTTAATTTTACACCACCTGCATCTTTAAAATCAACTGCAAATCTAGCTTCGTCTACTTTCATGTATCCACCAGCTTGTGCAATCTTTTTTTCTTTTTCCTTATCTTTTTTAGACTTAGGTTTAGATTGAAACATATACGGAGTTTTAGGGGGGCCTGCACCCCCATCAAGATTTCCTGTGACAGAAGCCTCTTCTAACTCACGTCTAACAAGTTCTCTGATATATTCTTTTATTTTATCTCTTATGGACATTATTAATCTCTTTTACGAGCTCATAGTATCTCATCAAGGTTAAAACTTGTTTCTCTTCAATGATTCTACCCTTTGTCAAGTTACCTATTTGTTTTACGGCTTCGTCTAACTTAATTTTAGTTACTTTGTCCTTAACTTTAGGTAAGTGTTTACTTAACTCAGTTTTAACAGTAGATACTTCTTTATCTACAAACTCTCTCATTTTATTTGTATTTGAAATATTATTGATATAATTTTTAAGTAGTTTTTTCTGTGACTCATCAAGATTTTTATATTTTTTGTTAAACTTATCAACTAAAATTTTATAAGTCAATAATCTTAAATCTTTATCTTTTTTATTATACTCTTTTAAAACTTTATCTTTTACCTTACCACTAATATTCTTATTAGTAATATGTTCCAAAATAGTAAACTTAGAGTTTAAAACCTGGTCTGGTTGAAAGTCTTCATTTGTTATCTCAGATTGTATTACATTTGATATTGATGCAAGTAGTTTATAGTTGGATATGCGACCACTAAAAAAGTCTTGTACTTGATAAGATTCTTTGATTTCTTTTATCAAGTTGTACTTTTCATTTCTGATACTAGAACTACTAAGTTTTCTTCTCGATTTAATTACTAAATCTAACAACTCATTAGCTTTATTTTCAGAATTGTAGTGTTTTTCAGATAAGAGTCTGTATAACTGTAACTCCTTACCCAACACAGTGTTCTCGTTAAAGTATTTTTTAACGATTGTAACCGCTTTTGAATCTTTGCCGTCTAGCACATCAGCGGTTATTTGACGTGTGAGCAATTCAAAAAGAATACCAGTATTCTTTATTTTAGAGTGTTTTAGTTTCTTTGCCATAGCAAAAGGCTCCATTTTTTGTATATATGGTCATTAATAAATATAAAGTAAAAATATTTTATTCATTTGTTAAAGATTCAACTTCTTGTTTATATTCATCCTCTAACTCATTAGTTTCGTTTAATATACTACGTTCTTTTCCAAGACTCATTGACTTCTTTAATCTATCATAGTGAGCCAGAGCTAAAGTTCTATCTGACTTCACTGCATTTTTCTTATCTACACTACCAAGAGGGTCTCTTCCTCTAGCACTAAAGTCTTTTCCGTACTTTGGTGTTTCTTTAGGTCTACCAGCCCCCTCAAATCCACCCTCTGGTGCACCACCTTTATCATCTAACTCATGACCTGTTCTACCCATAGCCATATCTGATGGTGTTCCTTGTGCTTCACCTGATTTAGCTGGGTCATTACCTTCAGTTTCGATTTGTTGTCTTCTAAACTTTTGTTTGTAATCAAAAACAATACCTTTGTCCTCTTCTTTTATTTCTTCATCGGTAAATCCAAAAATATTTTTATAAATCCAATCTGTAGATAAAAGTCCATCGCTTATCATAGACGATGCTAATCTTGTTTTTGAGTCCCAAAGTTCAATCTTTTCTTGTTCATATATTGTAGATGGACTTGTTAGTGCCAAATCAAAGTTAACTAAATCAGCGTCTTGATAACCTTGTGCGTATAAATGGACAATAGCTATTTTTGTTAACTCACTAATAGTGATTCTTTGTATTCTTTCTATTGTTCTGGCAAATCTAACATCCTCTGCCGCTAATGTTGCTTTAGAACCAATCTGCTCTTCAAAACCTAAGAAAGCTTTTGGTATTCTTAAGGATGATAATAGTTTATTTTTTAGATACTCAATATCTTCTGTTGCTTCGTAAGTCAAACCTGGTAAAGAATCTATCTGAGTTCCACTATCACCACCACGTACAGGTAAGAAAAAGTCTTCAGTTATATTCTGCATATTGTATTTGAGGTTATAATCGCCTGTTTTTTCATCAATAACTGGTGCTTTTTTCATTTTATTTATTACTTGTTGCATATAGTTATCAACTTCTGCTGGTGGTATATTACCAATGTCCAACTTGAATACTCTTTTTTCTGGTGCTCTCATTATACGATGGATTAACATAGCATCTTCCATAAGAGTAAGTTGTTTGTATGACTTTCTTGCACCCTCAATCTGAGATTTACCATATGGTAAGTAGTTAGAGTCTGATAACAATCTAAAATGTGCTACCTCATAGTTTTCTAACTCTTCTTTTGATGTAGACTTTTCAGGTTTAAATCTATGTTGGTTAGTGGTTGACTCTATAACAAACTTTACGTACTCAGGATTTTCTGGGTCTAATCCTTCAAGACGAGTCACATCATAAACAGATAGTGGGACTACGTTTGTAATACCATATTTTTCATCAATTTTAAGTTGTAAAAAGAAATCACCATATTTACACATATTACGAATCCAAGGCCATAGATTAAACTCTACATTTAGTATATCGTAAAATAGATTGTGTAGTATTTTTTTGATTTGGTCATTATCTGAGTTTATTTTTAAAACTTCACCGTACTCTGATTTCATAGTTGATTCATCAGAGTAGATATCTAATGCTGAAGATATAATCGCATCAGAGTCCATAGCGTCATAGTCTTGAAATAAATTTAACCTGAGTGATTTAGACATCAACGCATCGCTGTATCCACTCATACCTGTACCTGCATATATCTTTTGAAATCTATCAACTAGGTTACTTCTTTTATACGCTTGTGTTCTACTTGTATCTGCTACTCTAAGATTTTTACCACCAACGTTTCTTACGATAACGTTAGTACTAAATAATCTTTGCAGTCTTGCAAATAAACTTGTATCTGCCATTTTATACCTCTTTTATATTAACCACTCTAAGGACTCTTTTTGTTTTTTAACTTCCATAGTCCAAGAGTTGTTGTCGTTTACTTCAGGTGTATAAACACCTTGATGTGAGTTAATCCCACTTATAGCTTTTTTCTGTAGTTCTATACCCTCTGCTTTTAATCTTAAAGCAGTTTCTCTAATCCATAAACCCATAGAAAAAGACATCACCAAGTCATCGTTGTATCCTCTCATTGCTTCGGCTCTACTTCCATTATATATAAATACAAACAACTCATCAATTAGTCTCTGGCTTCTTACAATTACAGACTTTTCTCTAAAAAATTCTTCAAGTTTTGCTATTACTAATGGTCTGGTCTTTGATGTAAGTGTAAAGCCAGGAACCAACCCTTTTTCCATTCTATTTATTTTATTATTTATTTGTCTATGTACATCAACTACCTGTAAATCTTTACTCATATAAAACAAGTTTTCATATCCTCTATCGATAACTTGTTGTATCGTAGCCCAACCAATATTGTTATTTTCAATCACCAATAAAGCGTTATTATATTCTGTTGCCATATTGACTAATAGATTACCATAATCTCGTGTAGACATTCTACCTTTATATTCTGCTACCTGTTCTAAGTTTTCAATATCTAAAATATGAAAAGCTGAATAGTCTGAACTATCACCTCTACTTACGTCAGCACATACTATATAATCTTTTGTATAGTTTGGTGGTTCCCA